GTTTTGTTGTTTTATTTAATTACAAAATAGTTATACTATTCCTAACTATTCCTACGTTTGGGCTGAAGGCCCCTACTTAATAAGTTATAGGAGTTAGAAAACCATACTTACAATGACCGACGCGAGCCGGTGCACTGCATTATGGCGAACCTAAATAGATAGTAATACAACTAATTAAACTGACACAAACTAGTTTGTTAATTAATAATAGTGTATGGTGGTCCTATTAAATCTGAAGTACCTTAAAGCAAGCCTATACCCTTAAACCATCATCGACCTAAAGTCACTGTGATGTCTTACACTCAAAAAGTCGTAAGCAAGATATACTAGCGCAATTAAAGCACTTCAAACCTAAAGTGGTCCTAAAGCGTATAATAATTTTTCTTATATACTAGAATTTAATAATGAATTTACAATAATTCATGGGCAACTCTCCAACGATTGTCGAATTCATACCAAGGAGTGAGAGTAATTGCAACACAATTTCTGTGTGCAGCCTTTCTCACTTTCTTAGAGAATTGATCAAAATATGCCCGGCCATGTCCATACGCCATTTCTAATGCGTCCGTAATGTTGGATTGCAACGCATCGTCAACTGGCAAACCATTTCTAACCCAATTTGTCAATTCTTGGATAGTTTTTGTGTCCATGGCCATATGCCATCTCCCGGGGAAATTTGGATCTTCTCGGAAGGCTGATTTTAGAAACGTGACCGTCTCCGCTGTATCATAAGTGAATGTTTGTGAGTCTGAATCTTTACTCACCGTTTGATAGATGTAACCGTACTCGGCTAACAAATCTATCCGTTGTTGCGGAGAAAACCATGTTTCAGTGATTTCGGTTGTGGAGTCAATCGAATCATCTCCATACGCGTACAATACCATATTGTCACGCATGGCTTGTAACCCATACATTTCCGCTGGCACGGTACCTTTCACTAGGCCGCGCAGCGATAAGTCGAGCCACACTATCTTGTTCCGTATTAGGTTTCCCAGAGTGTTACAGATAGTCGTAAAGAGAATGCCGGATGGCATCCCCACGTCGGTATAGTAAACAGTAGTTCCATTCACATGAAAACGGCAAAGAGTGCATCGTGCACACACGTGTACAATCTTTGACCATTGAACTTCACTGTTTGCTAAAACGCCGAGACTTTCAAACGCCGTTGTTGTTTTAGGGTAGAGTTCTGAAATCAGAGTCTCCAACACCTTAGCGCAAGCCTCTTGTTCTTCGGGTTGAAAGGTTTTATCCCACTTCTTCACATCCAATGCGCAATACAGGGGGTGTTTAAACAATTCATTTCCCATAACAGTAGCGTCTACGCCATGTACATTCATACCTGGAGCGTAGCCGATTTCGAGACCATATTGGTTCAGAAAACCAATAATTGACCCAAAAAGCATCCGGAGGACCAAAAGCCAAGACACATTGTGCCCTGAGAATAAGCGTGTATTACAATCTGCGATCTTAGAGATAGCACGCCTTTCATCTTTTAGCCAATCCGTGAAGTAATTGAGTACACAGATGTTACTAGTGCATGCACTAGTCAGTATGGATTTGAC